CAACGACCTTTTCATCGGCGGTTCGGGCGGCGACCAACCGGCGGGATTTCTCCAGCTCCAGCTTGGTGTCCTGGAGCTTGCTCGATGTGTCAGCCAGGACCTGGCTCTGCGCCTCATAGTCGGCATTCACGTTGTCAAGCTGCTGGGCGAGCGCCTCTTTATCCTTGGCGTTTTTCGCGATCAGCTCTTCGGCCAGATCAACGAATGCGTCTTTGTCGCCGGACTTGGCCGCTTCGAGGAGAGCCGTTTTCTGGTCTTCGGGAAGCTTGCGGTACTGGCGGAGTTCGCGGTAGCCGATGCCCATACGGGACATGGATTCGAGAGCCTCTTCACCAAAGGTGCGGAGGTTGGCAATGTCCATGTTCGCCTTGTCATGGGAAATTCCCAGCAATTCGCAGAACTCTTCCCAGGTCCCCGAAAAGTACGAACCGTTCGGGTTTTTCTTGCCCTTCAGAGCTTTGTACAGCTTGTTTTCCTTGACGAAGGCCAGCTTAGAAGCACGAACCGTTCGGGAAAAGTCCTCGAATGCACCGGCCATTTGGGCCTGGCCAAGGAGTTGGTTCACCAGGTCACGCTCGTCTTGCATGCCTTGGGCAATGTCACCCAGGGCGGTCAGCGCGGCGGCGTCCTCTTGGAATGCTTGTGGGTTGATCTCGGCCATGGGTTGAATCTCCGTGGTGCTCGCTTTACGGGCCATGTACTACTTCCTTAAGTCAGTTGGGGGTGCGGGTATAGCGCTGGCGGCGCTCGTTGAGTTCGCTTTGGGCTTTACGCAGGGCTTCGTCGAATGCGAAAGACACCTGGACAAGGCGCGGACCCAGTTGCCACCGGTGATGATCGTGAGGGCTGCGGTCTGCCAGGCCGGCAGTCCGGAGGTTTTCAAGGGCACGCAAGGCGTTGTCGTTTGTGCAATCGGCGGCGATGGCCACCTCTTTCAGGAGCATGCCGCGGAACTCATTGCCAGCCAGGGCCAGCATCACTCGGAGAACGCGTTGCACCTGCTCGGAGGTGTACTTGTCGTCTTTGCTCATGGCTGCTCCCCCAGTTCAAGTTGCGGCTGGGCATGCTGCTGCACATTTCCGCGATGCCATGCCAGTTCTTCCAGGCCCGCCTGGATGGCTGCAAGGGCGGCGGCGGCTTCGACATTGTCTGAGTAGAAGGCCATCAACTGGCCGGTAGCATCGTGCAGGGTTGTCTGCAGCGTCTGAATATCGTGTGCGCTGGCAGTACGGCCTGCGGGCACATCGATCAGCAGCTTGCCCCCACTGCTGGCCAGCCAGCGTGTGACCAAACTGATGCCGCATGCTTGTTCATAGGCAGGGATCAGCACGGCAGGCATACGACCGTTGGCGATCCACTTGTAGAGAGTCCAGTGATCCTCCAGCCCCATCAGAGCGGCGATGCGCTCGATGCTGTGGTTGAAGCGTTCCTTCGCGTGCTGCTGGCACAGCTTGAGAGCGTCACGAAGGTTGTTCGGCTGTACGCGCTTCCACTGACGAGGGCTCATTGGAATTGCCCCGTAGCCAGCCCGGATCGGGCTTCCAAACAAAAACCGGGTTTGATCCTTGGTAATGTCATTGCGCCATGCACAATGAAATCAGGTACATTCACGGGTAGGAATTGAGCCATGGACAACGAGCTGCAGCGTTTGCAAGCACAAGTAGAGGCGCAGAGCTTTGTGATCGAAGCGCTATTACGGATCTGTGTACAATCAGAGCTGATTGACCCTTTGGCTATGGCCAGGGAGTGGCGCGAATTCCGGCAGAGCCCGACTTTCTTTGCTACGAATGCTGTAGCGAAGCGGCAATTGGCCGATGAACTGGAGGGCTGGGCTGATGTGATCATCATGCGACTTCCAGAGCCTTGGCCGGATCGGTGCAGATCTCGCCCGCTTTCAGGCCCAGCTTGATCGCGATCTCATGAGTCTGGCCGCGCACGCACTTTTTGCGTCCGCCCAGCACCTCGAACACGAGGTTCGGGGAAAATTTGTTGGCGACTGCCCATTGGGTGATCGAAATGCCCTTGGCCTTGAGGGCCGCACGGGCCTGGTCGGGGGTACGTAGCTTCATGAGGGAAGCTCCTTTCGAGGGGTTATGGCGCCTTTTTTGGTGCCGACTAAGTGACCATTCGTGGTGGGATGGTGTGGTTTAGATAATGGGACATTAATGTCCCATGGTCAAGAGGCTTTTATGTCCAATGGCGTGGGTGATCGAATCGCTCAGCTTCGCGGCTCGATGAAGATTGGGGATTTCGCGGAGTGTCTTGGGGTGAACCGCAAGACAATTACTCGCTGGGAGGCCGGCGAAGCGTTGCCTGATGGCTCCTCTTTGCTCGCACTCCACGAGAGCTTCGGGGCGGCGCCCACTTGGGTGCTGCTGGGGGATATACCCCCAGGAGCAGAGGTGCCTTTGTCAGCAGAAGAGACCCTATTGCTGGAGCGGTATCGTCAGAGTCCAGTGGCCTTGCGAGAAGCGGCATTGCGTGTACTGCTCGGTGAAAAGCCGATGACTCGCAGCTTCAAAGAAGTGGGCCAGTATATTGAAGGTTCCGTGAACCAAGCCGGTCTGACATTGAATGTCGGGGGCAAGAGGAAGAAGTAACCGTGAGCAAGGAATTCCAGTCTGTTGGGCAATACACCGAAGGTCACATCAATAATTACGACGTTCAAATCAACATGGCTGGAAGGGCCGAGTTCCGGCCGCTTGTTCCTGCTCAGAGAAAAGAGTTATACGATCTAGGAATTCGGTGCACCGAGCTTGGGGCCGACTCCAAAGACATTTGGCGTGCGGTATTTGCAGAGCTTGGTGTCAAGCAGATCGGGGATATCGCGACAGAGCATTTCCAGCGAGCACGCAATGTGCTGCAGTGCCGGCTTGATGCTTTGTTGGAGGAAGAGGATAAGCGACGCCTAGTGGGCAAGGTGCTCCGTATGACCACGGAGAAAGATGCGGGTGCTGAGCTCAATGACTTCTGCGATGTCACGTTCGGTCGCACACACCTCAACAAGCTAAAGCGAGCAGAGCTGCAGCGGGTGCTGGAGTTCATTCAGGGCTTTCAGGTAGCCTCGCTCTCAATTGACGCGACCATGAGTACGCCTCAACGTATGCCGCTACGTGAATTCTTACTGATCCACAGAGCGCACGCCGCAGGCCTGTTTGTTTTCGGGCTTATCGTTGGGAAATTCTGGTTCTAGTCCGATACCGGCTTACTGATTGAAGGAGATAGGGATGTCTAGTGTTGTCTTCGCTATGGGCGTGATTTTTCTTGTTGCCGCGATAGCAGGCTTGTTTAAGCCAGTACTCTTCAAAGACAAAAAAACGGGGGAAATACCAAACCGTTGGCAGGTGTTTTTCTGCGGGGTGGTTATTGCGGCTGTCGCGTTTTTCATTGCTCACAAGACTGCTCCTCAACCTAATGCTAAGCAGGTGCCTGAGGTTGCCGCCTCGGACGTGAAGGCGGACTCGAATGTTGCCCAAGGCCCTATTTTTTCGAGTAGCAGCCCTGATGCTTTGATCGCGGCCACACGGCTGATGGGAGCTCTGGATAAGACTATGCTCGCGGGGCCTAGCGTGATTCTTCAGGGTGACTTGCAGGCACTGGGTGCGCACAGTCGTCTGTTCGGGGACTTGGTCGCATCTGCAAAAGAGCAGTTTGGCTCCACGATTTACGACAAACTTGGAAGCTGTGGAATTGCTAGCGGCAATGCCCGTAGCTGGTGGCAGGCCCAGCTTGCTGCTCAGAAGGATGGTTCAGAACCTGTTCCGGGTGCGATTAAAGAGTTCCTGGGTCAGTACCAAGAAAATAGGAAGAGCTGCCTAGAGTCTGCGGGCCAAGTAACTAGCGGATAACGTAGTTAGATCTCTTTAAACCTGATTAAAAGAACTCCTGCTGCACGCCGCCGATCATGGCGGCGTGTTCGTTTCCGGTGCCCACATCCAGTGGCGCCGAACCAGCAGGAGGCGCCATGCGACCCAACTCTCCACGCGGCATTCGCAATTACAACCCCGGCAACATCCGCCATGCCCCAGGCACCCGCTGGCAGGGCATGTCGGCCAATCAAAATGATGCTTCATTCGTCCAGTTCACCGGCCCGCAATGGGGTATCCGGGCCATCGCTCGCACCCTGATCACCTACCAGGACAAGCATGGCCTGCGCACCGTCCGCCTGATCATCAGCCGCTGGGCTCCCCCCAGCGAGAACAATACCGAGAGCTACATCCGCCAGGTCGCCAGCCGCGTGGGCGTGTCGCCTGACGCCCGTATCGACGTGTACGACTACGGCACGATGAAGGTGCTGGTCGAGGCCATCATTCGGCATGAGAACGGCTCTGGCCCGTTGACTGAGGGCAACTGGTACGGCGACTCGTTGATCAATGAAGGCCTGCACCTGGCAGGGATCATCCCCGATGCGTACCACGGGGAGCAGGCATGAAGCTGATCGACAACTGCCATTGCTGCTGGAAACTCCACAGCGTCCAGCTCGCCATCGTCATCGCGCTGCTCGGCCTCATCCAGGCCACCATCCTGCCCATGTGGGAAGCGCAGCTTTCTCCGGCGACCTATGCGCTGATCAACAGTGTGCTGGCCGTGCTTCTGTTCCTCGCCCGCCTGGTGAAACAACCCGCTGAGCAAGGGGGCACGGCATGAGACTGCTGACTCGGCTGTTCACCCATCTGCTGACCTTGCTGCCTACCGTGCGTTTTCTGCCCGGTGCGGCGAGCTGGTACGGACCATCGCCCTTGCGCATGTCCCGTCCAGGCAAGTCGGGAGTCGCTGCCGTGCGCCGTGCGGCCCGTAAGGCGCGCAATCGCCGGAGGGCACGCCGTGCTTGAGCGCCTGACTACTTCCTTACCATCCGGCTTGGTAGTCGGCTTGTTGGCTTGCCTGGTCTGTGGCGCTGCTGGTGGCGGTATTGGCTACGGCTTCGGTTATCGCACCGCCGAGGCTCTCGGCAAAGCCGACTTGGCCAACCTGAAAAGCGAGCACGCCGACCAACGTGCTGCTGCGGACAAGGAACGCCTGGAGCAGCTGCAACAGCAGATCAACCGAGCAAACCAGGTTGACCAGGAGCTGCAGCAGACCAAGCAGCAGCTCACCGACGCCCAAAAAAAGCTCCAGGAGCGAATTCCCAATGTCACGACCGTCTACCTGCCGGGGCCGGCTGCTACGCCTACTCCTATCCCTCGTTGCGTATTCACT